TGGTATACCCAGACAGAAATGATACTGGGGCGAAAGAAGTTTTATATGTTGAACATTATCTTTTTTATGACTTCGATGGCGATGGCATTGATGAAAGAATTAGAGTTTGTACTGCGGGTGAAGGTGTTAATGTGTTGAATGTAGAACAATGGGATGATTTACCCATTGCTATGTTCTGCCCAGATCCTGAACCACACACTGCAATCGGTTCGTGTCCAGCGGATTACTTAAAGCCTATCCAAGCTGCAAAATCCCAAATTATGCGAGATACCCTTGATTCGCTTGGACACTCTATCTTTCCTCGTATGGCTGTTGTTGAAGGTCAAGTCAATATTGACGATGTACTCAATACTGATATCGGACAGCCCATTCGAGTTCGCGCCCCTGGGATGGTTCAACCCTTTACAGTACCCTTCGCTGGTAAAGAGGCTTTCCCTGTTCTTGGATACCTCGATGAAGCAAAAGAGAATAGGACTGGTGTGTCTAAAGCCTCTGCTGGCTTAAATGCAGATGCTTTGCAATCAAGCACCAGTGCAGCTGTGTCCGCTACCATGTCAGGAGCGCAAGGCCGAATAGAAATTATTTGTAGACATTTTGCCGAGGGTGGACTCAAACAACTCTTTAAAATTACTAACAACTTAATTATCAAACATCAAAACGCACAGGATGTCTTTAGATTAGAAGGTCAATTTATTCCTGTTGATCCTAGATACTGGGAATCAGATAAAGATATGGTGGTTAATGTAGCTATCTCTAAATCTTCTGATGAAGAGAAGTTTGCAATCCTTGCACAACTTGCAGGTAAACAAGAACAAATCATGCAAACCCTTGGGCCAAGCAATCCATTGGTATCCATGCAACAATATTCTAATACTTTGACTCGCATGATAGAGATGGCTGGATTTAAAGATCCACAAGCGTTTATTAATACGCAAGTACCACCTATGCCTCCGCAACCGCCTGAGTCACAACAACCTGATGCAGCTACCATGCTCGCACAAGCAGAAGCTATGAAAGCGCAAAACCAAGCGCAGAAAGCTATCATTGATGCTGAGACTGATCGCATGAAGATCATTATGGATGATGATAGAAACAGAGATGAGACAGAAGCGCAGATTAGACTTAAAGCAGCAGAATTAACTGCTAAGTATGGCGCACAAGTCAACATTGCAGAGATAAATGCTATCATGGAGCGTGACAGAGAAAACATTAGGCAAACTGCAAAAGATCAAGCTCAAGGACTATTTACTGGCAATGGCAATCAAACTATATAACCTAGAAGTGTTAGTTGACGATCTAGTTTATGTCGGTAGTGATATTAGAGCCAAAAGCCAAGAAGATGCAGTTAGAATACTTGGTATTATCTCTGGTGGTGAAGTAACCGAGGATTCAGAAGTATTAAGCTGTGAGGAGAAAACTTTACACTAATGGCAATTACATACAGAGGCGAAAGGTTTAGCGGTTATAACAAACCCAAAAGAACACCTAATCACAAAACAAAATCACACGCAGTTTTAGCCAAGGTTGGCGATATCATAAAACTTATACGCTTTGGTCAACAAGGTGTAAGCGGTGCTGGTAAAAATCCCCAATCTGCAAAAGGTAAAGCCAGAAGAAAATCATTCAAGGCTAGACACGCTAAAAATATTTCTAAAGGAAAATTGTCAGCAGCTTATTGGGCTGATAAAGTTAAATGGTAGTATAATAAAATTATGGATACATTAATTACAATAATAGTTCTGTCACTTGTTGGCGGTTTTTTAATAAAAAAATATAAACCAACACTTTGGCATAAACTTACTTCTAAGTTTTACAAGTAAATGAAAAGAACTTTTAAAAAAGTTCCGAAGACTAAGGGCGGAGTTCCAAAGAAATATGTTAGTGGAGCAAAAAACCCAAAGGCAAGAGAAGCAGAAATTAAAAGAACCTCTGCTTTATATAAGGCTGGTAAACTTACAGCAGCTATGATGAATAAAATCGCAAAACAAAGGGCTAAAAGTGTCAAATAAACAAGATGTTATAAACAAATATCACAAATCTAGTGGTATATCTAAAGTCACTTTAGGAAAAGTTTATCAACGAGGAATGGGTGCTTATTACTCTTCTGGTTCTCGTCCTGGACAAACACCGCAATCATGGGCTGCTGGTCGTGTAAGATCATTTGCTACAGGTAAAGGCGGTGCAAGAGAGGCAGATAAAGATTTATTAAGACCTAAACAGTCAAAAAAAAGGAGCTAATTATGCCAATGGTAGGAAAAAGGAAATATTCATATACAAAAGCTGGTGTGAAAAAAGCAAAAGCTGCTGCTAAAAAAAGTGGCAAAAAAATGACTTATAAGAAAAAATAAGTGCGACCATCCTCGGCAAAAGCCAAGGGTAGAAAACTACAGCAATGGGTTGTTGATAAACTCGTTGCAATACTTGGTTTTGATCCCGAAGATTTAGAATCAAGACCCATGGGATCTTCAGGTGAAGATGTCATTATGGGCGTACAATCCCGCAAACAATTCCCTTACTCAATCGAGTGCAAAAACCAACAAGCAGTTAATGTTTGGAAGGCCTATGAACAATCCTGTACTAACTGTAAAGATTACGAACCTTTGGTTATAATAAAGAGAAACAATACTAAGCCATTGGCGTTAGTCGATGCAGAGTATTTTATTAAACTTCACAATAAGGAACAAAATGTCAGCGAATGAAATATGGGATTACAAAGGAATGTTTTGGGATGATGTTAATAAAAGATTTTACAGGTGGCACGAATTAAAACTCTTATTACAAGAGAGGGAATTAAAAAAGAAAAATGAAACTGAACAAAATTAAAAACATAGTAAGCAGTCTTGCTCCAACACTAGGCGCAGCTATAGGCGGGCCACTAGGCGGACAAGCTGGTCAAATACTTTCTACAGTTCTAGGTGTAAAAAACAATCCAGTAGAAATAGAAAAGGCAATGCAAAATATAACCGCAGATCAAATGATTGAACTAAAAAAATGTGAAAAAGAATTTGAAGTTCAAATGAAAGAATTAGATGTAGATATCTTTGCACTTGAAGTAGACGATAGAAAAGATGCTAGATCTAAATTTGCAGGCGATATGACACCAACTATATTAGGTGTTTTATCTATGACAGGTTTTATGAGTTATATATTTTATATAACAGCTTTTCCTATCCCAGATACCAGCGATGATATTGTCATGCTTATTATTGGTTCTTTAACTGGTATAGCTACAGCAGTTATATCTTTCTACTTTGGTGCTAGTAATAAGGATAAAAAATGAGCGAATGGAAGAACTTTAAATTAGAAGAGTTTGCTTGTAAGCATTGTGGTGAAAATAAGATTGAACATGAGTTAATAGATAAGTTACAATCGCTTAGAGAGGACTTAGGTTTTCCATTTGTTATCACCTCAGGTTACAGATGTTCAGAACATCCAGTTGAAAGCAAAAAAAGTAAACCAGGTACTCACAATTTAGGCATCGCAGTTGATATTGGTTGCAGCCACAAACAAGCATTACAAATAGTATCCGCAGCAGAAGGTTACGGATTTACAGGAATTGGAGTTAATCAAAAAGGCAATGGAAGATTTATACACCTCGATATCAGCAAGGCTGAAGCTAATCGTCCAAGGCCTCATATCTGGAGCTATTGATTTCTAATGGAACTTTCATTCTATGTAGTTTGGAATATGCTTGTAACTTTGGTTATCGCACCATTGTTCTACTCCATACGCAAAAATGAAAACGAATCAAAAAGGATCGACATATTAGTGAATAAAACAAGAGAAGAAATAGCTAGAGACTATGTGACTAGAAATGCTCACAATGTTGAATATTCAAGATTAATGGACAAAATAGACAAACTTGATGCTAAAATAGATAAACTAATTACTGAATAATTATGGCAATAGGAATACCAGGGCAATTACCAACACAATCAATGGCAGGGCCAGTCGCAACTGGTCAAGCATATGCACAACAAATAGCTGGTGGTATGCCAATGGAACAAGTCATTGCACCAGGCGTTAGTTATTCTCCTGAACAAGCTGGTGGTTATACACAAAAAGATTTAGATATGATCTCAGCAGGCCCAGCTCCTGTTATGCCTGTAGCGCTTACAACTGGTGAGGTTGCAACAATAGAAGATCAGATGCCTTATGCACCACCTGGTGTATCAGAGCCAACTAGATTTATGCCTTTTCTGCAAAATTTAGATTTTAGTGGTTTGCCAAGGTATGAAGATATTAGAGATATAAGAGGTGTTGAAGATATTACACCAACATTATTTGATATTGATGTAGAAGAAATACTTAAAGATATAGACACAGAAAAATTTGAAGACATAGATTTAACGGGTATTGATATACCATCAATAGCACCAGTTATGCCTACAGCTCCAGTAATACAACAACCAATAACACCATCAATACCACAAGTTCCTGTAATACCACAAGTTCCTGTAATGCCACAAGTTCCTGTAATGCCACAAGTTCCTGTAATGCCACAAGTTCCTGTCATGCCTACAGCACCAGCATTTAAAGAACCAATACCATTTGTTCCAGAAATACAAAACATACCCATGAACTTTACTGGATTACCTCAAATGCCAGTAATACCAAACATACCAGTTATGCCTGAATTACCAGTTATGCCACAACCAATAGTGCCACAACCTATTCAGCCAATGAACCTGACTAGATTGTCCGACTTACCAGTTTCTAATTTTGTTCAACCTAGCGTTGACGAAATAGTTAGACCTATTACAAGGCAGGGTAAGTTTTTGCCACAAACACCAAGAGGATTATTTAGTTTATAAATGTCAGTCACACACGAAGAAGTAGTTAAAGCAGCAGAAGCTGAAAGAATTTTAAATTCTGATGTCTTTAAAGAAGCAATAGAAAATCTTAAAAACGAATACATAACTCATTGGTTAAATTCTCGTGGCATCGATGATGTTGCGGTTAGAGAAGACTTCCACAGATCCTTGTTGCTTCTTCCTGAAGTAGAAAGACACTTACGCATCATGGCTGAGAAAGGTAAACTCACAAAAGCCAACATAAACAAAATTCGTAACATAGCCTAAAACTTTCCCTTTTATACATTATTGGTTTAAAATATCCCTAAATACAAAATAGGAGTATTTTATGAGCAATAACGGAAAACCGACTGCTTTACAAACCGAAGGTCAAAAGGCAACCTCAGCGTTTGAAAGTTTCTTAGCCCCCGAAGAGGATACGCAAGAAGAAGCAGTCATAGAGGAAGCTGAAAGCATTGAACCTGAGATCGATGAATTAGAAGAACAAGACGAGGAATATACCGAAGAGCTTGTCGATGAAGAAGAACTCGAATTTGATGATGAAGAAGATGGTGAAGAAGAAACGGAAGTTGAAGAGGTAGAAGAGCAACCCGTCTATAGAGTCACAGTTGATGGCGAAGAGATAGAGGTCACGCAGGACGAACTCCTTAATGGTTATTCACGCCAACAAGATTATACGAGGAAGACACAGGAACTTGCCAATCAAAGAAAAACGATTGAGCAACAAGCCCAAGAGCTTGCTCAAAGAGATGCGATTTACGCACAGTTGTTACCGAAGATGGAAGCCCAATTACAGGGCGAATTGGTAAACGAACCAGATTGGGATAGTTTATACAATGATGATCCGATAGCATTTGTACGCGAAAAACAAATCTGGGATGAAAAGAAAGAAAAGCTAAAAGCTGCTGAGGCTGAACAGCAAAGACTTCAACAAGAAGCCTACGCAAAACAGCAAGAGCAAATTGCACAACAAGTGCAAGAAGGTCAGCAAAAAATTCTTGAAATCATACCAGAATGGAAAAATGCAGAGGTTGCTCAAAAAGAGAAACTAGCAATTCGCGACTATGGTATTAATGTCTTGGGGTATTTGCCTCAAGAAATGGATGCAATTTATGACTATCGTGCTTTACTTGGTTTAAGAAACGCATGGTTAAACTCTAAAACAGTTGAAGCCACGAAGAAGAAACCAACACAAAAAGCACCTGCAAGAGTAGCCCGACCTGGAACAACTACCAGAAAGAAAACAGTAGCACCAGCGAAAAGAGCAAAACAGGTTTTAGCAAAAACTGGAAAAGTCCAGGATGCTGCTAAAGTTTTTGAACAATTTTTAAAATAATTTTATAGGTAATTATAATGGCTAAAGTAACAAACGCATTTGATACATACAGCGCGACTTCAGACAGAGAAGATTTAAGTAATATCATTTACAACATCTCTCCAATGCAAACTCCGTTTATGTCATCAATTGGAAAAAGAAATATTAATAATGTTGTCTTTGATTGGCAAACAGAAGTATTAGCAACTCCAGTTGCTACTGGTGAACTAGAAGGTTTTGAACTTTCAAGATCTGCTTCAGTTGCAACAACCAGAGTTAGCAATGTTGCTATGATTTCAAAAAGAGATGCAACTGTATCAGGCTCACAAGAGTCTTCAGACCCTGCTGGTAAGAGATCAGAAATGGCTCACCAACTAGCTATCATGTCTAAAGCTCTCAAGAGAGATATGGAAGAAGCTCTTTGTCAAAATGGCGACAAAACAACTGGTAACGCTACAACTGCTCGTGTAACTGGTGGTTTCGAGTCTTGGATTACATCCAACGATTCAAGAGGAACTGGCGGCGCATCAACAGGTGGCGGTGCTGCTCCAACTGACGGAACTCAAAGAGATCTTTCTGAAGATCTTCTTAAAGATGTTCTACAACTTTGCTTTGAAAATGGTGGTGAACCATCAATGGCTATTTGTGGCCCACATAACAAACAAGTTATCTCTGGTTTCACAGGTAGATCACAAGCAAGACAATTTGTAGATCAAAACACAGTTGAAGCATCAGTATCTATCTACTCATCTGACTTTGGTGAACTCAAAATCGTTCCATCAAACAGATCAAGAGAAAGATCTTTACTGTTGGTTGATCCTGAATTTGCAAAAGTATCTTACTTGCGTGATTTCAAAACAGTTGACATTGCTACAATAGGCGATGCAATGACCAAAATGATCGTGGTTGAGTATGGATTAGAAGTATCCAACGAAGCTGCTCATGGTATCGTTGCTGACCTTAATGTAAGTTAAGTTCTCGGTTAAGAACCTTAAAGGGATGTTTCGGCATCCCTTTTTTTTGTGTTAAAATTCTTGCATGGCTAAAAGAACTGTTATAGATCACAAGACTGGTTTTACTAACGAATTTATTACTGAGGGTGGTAAAGATATATTTCATACCACACAAGATATAAGTCCAGTTATTGAGCATTGTAAAAACATTGCAGAAAATGTTAAGCCAGGTAAAGATATTCGCCATGTGGCAGAAGTACCATTGGTTATATATCAAAAAGCTTGTCGGGAAGGATGGGCCAATGATATGGGTGCATGGAGAAAATGGTTAAACAAATCAGACAATAAAGTCTTTAGGACATGGCAAGGTAAACTATGACATACGCAGAATTAAAATCTAATATCGCAAGTTACTTAAATCGTTCAGATTTAACAGATGTTATTGATACATTTATTGATAGCACAGAATCAGAATTTAACCGCAGATTAAGAGTTAAAGGCATGATTAAAAGAGCAACTGCAACTCTTACAGGTCAATATCTTGCAGTACCAACTGATTGGTTAGAAGCCATAAACTTACAAATTGATAGTGGTGATTTCTCACCATTGTTTCAACAATCCATAGAATCCATGGATGTGTATAGAAAAGCCAATGACAATGTAACAGGGCAACCAATTTATTTTGCATTGGTAGATGATTCAATTGAATTTGCACCTACCCCAGACGGAAGTTATACAGTACAATTAACCTACTACGGAAAGATAGATGCGTTAAGCGATTCTAATACGAGTAACTTTTTATCCACAGGATATCCAGATGCTTACCTTTATGGATCATTAAAACACGCTTCTATCTATTTAATGGAAGATGAACGAGTGCCATTATTTACAGCACAGTTCGAGAAAGCTCTAGAAGAAATGAGACTAGAGCAAGAAAAAGCTGAGTTCTCTAAAGGTTCTTTAATGCAAAGAAGAAGAACTTACGGAAAACGCAGTAAAGATATTTATTATTTTGGTAATAACTAGGAGTATAAAAAATGGCTGGATTTAGTGATTATTTAGAAGACAAGGTACTTGACCATGTATTTGGCGGTACTGCTTATACAGCACCAACAACACATTATGTTGCTTTGTATACAGTAGCACCTACTGATACTGGTGGTGGTACTGAAGTAACAGGTGGAGCTTATGCAAGACAAACCTCTACTTTTAATGTCTCAGGCACATCCCCTACAACAGCGACAAACGCAGCAGCAGTTGAATACCCAACAGCTACAGCCGATTACGGAACTGTAGTTGCGGTAGGTATTTTAGATGCGTTAACTAGCGGCAACTTGCTTGCCTACGCAAACTTAGATACATCTAAGGCTGTAACAAGCGGTGATGTGTTCAGATTTGATGCTGGTGATTTAGACATCACATTAGCTTAATACCATGGCCTCAGTAGGCTATGGCTCATATAACTACGGAATTGCCGCTTATGGCACTCCGCAGTATCAGGAAGCATCCGCAACAATAGCACAGACATCAGGTGCATCTGCGATAGGCAGACAGCTTGATCGTGGTGTTGCAACTATTGCACAGACATCTGGTATGTCTGCGGTTGGTACTCAAGTAGATCGTGGATCTGCAACCCTAGCACAAACCAGCAGCATGACCAGTGTGGGCCATAGAGTTCATCTTGGTTCAAGCACCATAGCACAAACCTCTGGCATGAGTGCTGTAGGTAAACAAATCGATAGAGGTTCGGCAACCATTGCACAAACCTCATCTATGACAGGTGCAGGTCGATACACCATAGCAGCACACGCAACTGGTGCAGAGACATCAGACTTTACAGCTATTGGTAGACAGATCGATAGGGGCAAAGTAACAGGTGGTATTCCTGGTCAAGAATTAAGTGGATTTTCAGCAAGTGGTGGTCTAAAATGGGAAGTGATACAGAATCCTGACACGACCTGGACTCAATTAACAAAAGAACAAGCGGCATAATAATATGGCAGATACATTTACAACGAATTTAAACTTAACAAAACCCGAAGTCGGTGCATCTACTGATACCTGGGGCGGAAAATTAAACACAGACCTCGATACTTTGGATGGTCTTTTTGCAGATGCAGGAAATGGAACAAGTGTGGGCCTAAATGTTGGCTCTGGTAAAACTTTAACAGTTGGTGGTACTTTAACTTCAACTGGATCAGCAAGTTTTACAACCATTGATGTTAATGGTGGTGCAATTGATGGTACACCGATTGGTGGATCTTCAGCATCAACTGGAGTCTTTACAGTAGCAACTGCATCAACTTCAGCAAAAATTACACAAGTTGCAATTACCTCAAGCTCTAATGCAGTAGCTTGGGATGCATCTGCCGCAGCAAACGCTTATCATGCAACCACAGAAAATACGACTTTCTCAGCACCATCTAACGCTGTAGAAGGAGCAATTATTTCTGTAGAGATAGCACAAGGCGGCACACCTTACACAGTGGCTTGGAATACAGTGTTTGAATTTGCAGCATCAACTGCACCCACTGTAACAGCCGCAGCCAACAAGACTGACATCTTTAGCTTTAGATACAATGGCTCAGTCTGGCAAGAAATTGGTAGAGTTCAAAACCTAGCACAAACCTAATATGGAAACGCTACAGCGTACAGCAAATAGAGGAAGCATATCTACTGGATTTGATATTGATAACTCTTTGAAGTTAGAGCAAGACAATTCTGAATATTTAAAGGCAACTAATACTTTTGCTTATACAACTCCAACAAGCTTAACAACTGGTACATTTTCTTGTTGGGTTAAAAGAACTGAAATTGGAGCTGGTGGTTATCAAGCTTCTGTATTTGTTTCAGGTAGCTCGGCTAGATATGCAGTCTTATACTTTGAAAACGACCAAATTAAAATTTATTCAGGCGATAGTTCTTTTAATAGCACTTATCCTTTAACAAATGCAGTATTTAGAGATACTTCTGCTTGGTATCATATTGTATTAAGATTTGACTCTACTGATAGCACAGCAGCCAACAGATTAAGATTATATGTAAATGGCGAAGAACAAACTTGGTCTACAGCACCAAATATAACTCAAGATGGTCATATAACTTTTGCAGCTATTGGGGGTCCGACATGGCATGCTTGGGGTCAAAATTATGGCTACTTTAGTCCTACAAACTTTTTTTCAGGCTATTTAGCAGAAGCACAATATATAGATGGTCAAGCATTAGCACCAACAGAGTTTGGTGAAACAGATAGTGATTCAGGTATTTGGAAACCTAAAGAATATGACGGAACTTATGGTAACGCTGGTTACTATTTAGACTTTGAAGATTCATCAAATTTAGGTAATGATGTATCAGGTAACGGATTTGATTTTGATTTAACAAACATCACAGCAGCCGACCAAGCAACTGACACACCTACTAATAATTTTGCAACTTGGAATGTTAATTATAATTATACAAATTCTAACGGAAATCCAACTATCACAGAAGGTGCAACAAAAACAGCAGAATCTTCTGGTGGATGGACACAAGCCAAAGCAACTATGGGAGTTACTTCTGGCAAGTGGTATTGGGAATATAAAATGGGGGGTTCTATAAGTTTTATGGGTGTACAAGACGATACAGCTTCTCAAACTGCTTTTAGTGGTCAATATTCTTTGCTTTTATATAACGGAGATAACACAGTAGAAATAAATGACACAGGTAGTAACAGAGACGATACAACTTTAAGCTACACATTTTCAACTTCTAATATTTATGCAGTTGCTTTAAATATGGATGATAATGAAATTAGCTATTATCAAAACGGAAGTATTATAGGAAGTGCTATAAGTTTAGATGGGTTGGCTGATAGACTTTTGCTGCCCTATATAGGCACTCACAGTTCAACCAATGAAACAAACTTTGGCGGTTACACAACTATGTCAATCTCAAGTGCAGCTTCAGACGAAAACGGTTATGGAAACTTTGAATACGCACCCCCATCAGGCTATTACGCCTTATGCACTAAAAACTTAGCGGAGTACGGATAATGGCTTATACAAATATAGACAATCCAGATGAACATTTCCAAATAACTCTTTACACAGGAGATGGTTCTACTAGTAGGGATATTACAAATACAGGCGATTTTGATTTAAAACCAGACATTTTATGGATAAAAAATAGAAGTGCAGCAGATAGCTATATTTGGGCTAACAGCAGTTGGAGAACAGATGGGGGGGATATAAGTGCTTCATTATATTTTATGACTGATTCAAATTCTCTAAGGCAATACGATACAACAACTGCAAAAACTTTTAACACAGATGGATTTACAATTGGACAAAACGCTGCAATAAACACAAACGCTGAAAATTATGTTGCTTGGCAATGGAAGTTACAAGAAGGCTCACTTACTACAAATACTGATGGAGATGAAAATACATCTGTACAAGTGAATAGTGATGCAAAAATTTCTAGTGGTACATATGTAGGAACTGGAACTGCCAATACTTCTTTTGGACATGGTTTAGGAGTTAAGCCAGATTTTATTTTTATACGATCTTATTCAAGGTCAGAAAATAGTCAGGTATATATGAATGGTGCTGAAACAACAAATGGTGGCACAATGAAACTAGATTCAACTAGTGCTGTAAACGACAATCAAGTTCTTTTTTACTCACAACCAACTGCAAGTGTGTTTTCTGTTGGAACAAATTTTGAAGTAAATCAAATTAATGGTAAG